TACTCCCGCCTCAGGACCGAATGAAAGGTTACCTTGCATATACCATACATTCTCCTGAACCCAAAATAAAAGACTCTTGGTGTTGTGTACCTCAGTTGATGACCATGATACTTGTGAGTTCGGTCCCATTGTTTGATTACCAGGACCAACACCATTGATGGTTAAATTATACTCGGTGTTATTATTAATTGTAATGTTTGCTTGCCACATATGAATTTGTTTATTAATAAATATGAAAAACCCCCACTTTTATGTGAGGGTCTCTTAATTACTTTAACTTCTCCATACAATCATAGTAGTTGTATAGGTCTCGGGAATCACCATCCCCCATAATATATCTATTCATGCTCTCAGATGCTTCCAACTCTATCTCCCGTCTTTCTTCAGGAGTCAAAAGTTTAATTTCATTTATAGCGTTTTCCAAAATTTCAGTAGTTGTATTCATCATATTACAAAGTAACAATAAATAATTGATATTACCAAATAATAACCCCCCACTTTTATGTGAGTGGATTTACAGATTATCCCTAATTATTTTACATGGATTACCATAAGCTACCACATTGTCAGGAATATCTTTAGTGACAACTGAACCTGCACCTATTATAGTATTGTTACCTATTTTAACCCCATTAATAATATTACTCCCCATCCCTATCGTTGTTCCTTCACCCACCGTTACATTTCCCGCAATGTTTGTGCCAGGATTAATTGAAGAGTATTTACCAATTGTAACGTGATGACCTATAGAAACACTACGGTTTATTGAAACATAATCTTTTATACAAGTGTGTGCCGCAATGGTTACTAAAGAATTAATAAGTAACCCCTTACCTAATTCTACCGTCTCAGATTTAATAAGACCATGGTGAATAATATTAACTAATTTATTTTCGTTTATATTATACTTCTCAACCAAAATTCTTTTTAATTTTGGCTGATACACTCCCAAACAAATGTGTTCGTAATCGTTAAAATCCACATCGGGAAGTAATGAGATTTTATATTCAGGATGAGAAATATTATTAACAACTTCTAAATTCAGATTGTTGTAGACATCTATTGTGAGTAAATCATGGTTGGAATATAAATTGTCAACTATCATCGTGATGACATTATCACCCTTACCTACTATTAATAATTTTGTTTCCATAACCCATTTTTCTTAATTCCGTAGATGCATAATGTTCCATGTCAAATTCATCCATCAATCTGTGAGCTCTTTTTAATAACATCATGTTGGTAGTTTTTTCCTTACCCCTATAATATAAATTATCTTCCAAACCTATTCTGATTCCATCAAAATCCAATAACCCATATGTTATACTCTTTAACTGTTGTGAACCTATCCCACCCAAACATGTAAATGAGTTCGTTGGTATGTTATTTTTAATTGTTGATAACGTACCAAATTCACATTGACCATTATAGATATTCCCCAAAATCATATTGATGTGGTGTGGAGATTTTAATATGTTCTTTGAAATAAGATAGTTTGTATAATTTAACATACCTGTGTCAAAACATTCTATCTCAGGTTGTACCCCGTATTTGTCCATCTCATTAATTAAAGACAATATCATCTCAGGTTGGTTAACCGATGTTCCTGATTGGAAGTTTAATGATGACATTGTTAATGAACCCATGTCAGGATATAACTGTAGAACCTCCGCTCTTTGTGATAGTTCAGGGAAATTCCTACCTGTTAATGAAACACAAATCAATAACTCAGGACAATACTTCTTTATCCCCTCTATTATCTTCTGATATACTTCCTTCTTGTATGTATTTTCTAACGTAACCTCATCCCTTGCATGAAGATGAACAATAGATATACCAATTTCATTCGCACCTATTACCTCATCCACAATTTCACTTGGAGTCAATGGAGCAAACGAATTAATCCTCGTTGTCTGAGTACCTGTTGGAGTAAAATTAATTATTTTCTTCATAAATTAGGTGAGATTTTAATTTAAAAATCTCTTTGAAAGTATCATCAAAATGTTTTTCGTATATTATTTTTTCTGAATTATCAATTCTGATGGTTTTTACCTCATCCATAGGATACAAATTTTCAATATACCAATGGTTAGGTTTTACATTCAAGGTATGCACTTCGGAATTATTTATAATAACAATTACAGTTTCCTCTTCAATTTTTTGTGAATTGTAGAAAAGTTTGATTTTGTTGTCTTTTTTATCATAAAAAAGAGTATAATGTAAATTTCTCTCGTAAAAATGTTCTCCCTTTTTGAAAAAACCATTGAGTTCAGATTCTTTTCTAAACAAAACATTTGTGTGATTTTTGAACTCTGTTTTGGTAATATATTCCAAATTTACATTCTGTCCAAAATCTCTCATCCTTTTTTCAATCTCATCACGATTATAATCGGTGAACAATCGTGGTAATTTGTCAACCCTTACAGACTTGAAAGACCCAAACATAAACCCATCACTGTCACCAGTTGTTGTGTAAAGAATTGAGTCATAATTTTCTAATAACTCATTGTGTTGTTTTAAAATTTCTAAATCAAGGACCTCACAATCATACTCAATGTGATGTATATTTTTATATCCAAAATTGATTGCAATTTGTGATGCGATTGAAAACATTCTGTAGATTGCAAACCCATAAAAGTTTTTTATGAAAAAAATGGATTTTATGATTTTGTCACCAAAAGAAAAAAAGAAACCAGGAGGTAATAAATCTACGTCCTCAGAAGTATCATTCAAATAGTCGTAGAAATAAAAATTACATTTTTTTTGAATATGAAAAGGAATATGAGTGTGAGATAATAAGGCAATGTGATATCCACTTTTTGAAACAGAATCAATACACCTCTCAAGAGCTCTTTCTTGTTCTTCCGATGGACAATGAGCCGTTATAAAAATCAAATCTTTCATTCAATAAAAAATAACAAAATAAAAAATTCTGTAAATAAAAAACCCCCACTTTATGTGAGGGTCTTTTTTTAGATGGTGTATTCATCAACTAACTCAACAATAGAACGTAAGGTTGGTTTAACCAAAACATGGTCTTTTTGAGAGTGACCACCTAAACGAATCAGGTTGTCAAAAAGTTTTTGGTTAGTCTCATACATACCCATCAAACCATACTTCTTGAGGGGTTTATCAACATTACCGTAATCTTCTTTCTCCATAGTTCTCATAGTTACTGTTGAGATAACTTTAGACAACAACTCCATGTAATTATACATACTATCGTAAATAGTCTCGCCACTCATGTACTTGGACGATTTGTTGTTTTCTTTAAGATACATCCAAAATTCCATAAGTGAAAGAATAAACAAACGTTGCATCACAGCTTTTTGACCTACACCAACCATCTCACGAGCCAGTTCCACTTTACGAACATTATTGTTTTTATCACCAAACTTACCACTAAAAACCTTACCCAAACGGGTTCTCATAAAGTCGATGAAACCGAAAGCATTTGGTTGAACAGGAATCTCATCATCATAAACAGCATCGAGTAAGTTTTCAGCCACTTTTTGGATACCAAGACCCCACTTAACTTTTTCATCAAAACCTAACATGGAACGTACCAACAGGTCGTTAAAGGTTCGTGTCACTTCTTCGTCATTGGTTGAACCATCCTCTTCCAAGTTGTATCCAAATGCACTCATGATAGCTGGGTAAGTCTCAACATATCCACGGGACTTGATGTTATACTCATCTCGAGAACCCCAAATCTGATGGATGGGTTGTACAGGTTTTTGTTGTAAGTTCAACTTGTTAAATTTACTCCTAACCATCTCAATAACTTTAGTCTCATCGTAGTCTTCAGAGTTGTAAGTCAACGTAATATCGTCTTCGATACACTTGAACACTATCTTACTAATTACTTTGAGGTCAAAGGTTAGTTTTTTTATCTCTTTTCTTACATTATGCGGTAAGTTTTCAAATTTTACCACCGGTACGTTTTTGTTGGTTCCAATCGCTTTCAAGAGTTTATTACATTCAAGTTGTAAACTCTCATCGACTTTTTGTTGGTGCCCTCGGATAATTTCGGGAAGATAGTAAGCCCAAAATTTAGCCGCTTGTTGACCAGAAAGTGTCAATTTACTATTTATAAACTTACGGATAATATCAACTCGTTGACCACCATCTACAAGCTCTTGTTGATAACGGTTTTCAGGTTGATAAAGTACGATAGTTCCAACTCGTTCTCCACACAAAAAGTCAAGAAGAATTCCTTTTTGAACTTTAGGCGAGTGTTGGCCCGCAGGACGTTGATATGCAGGTTTCGGATTTACAAGACCATCTGACTTATAGTCATCAATGATAGTAGTCACTGATACTTCTTTACCAGCATCTTCTTTGATATACACAAGATAGTGTTTACCAGTCACCTCACCTTTAAACAAAGGTTGAGTAGTAGAGTCGACTAAACGTCTTTTAGCGTCAGCGACTAATTGGTTGTCTTGGTTCTTTTGACCGTGACCTTCACTTCCTGTGAGGGTGGGTGCTCCCGATGATACCATATCGGTTTCATGTAATGAATTTTGGTTCATTGTAAAAAAAGTGTCGTCCGAATTGTGATTAATAGAGTGTCTGTGATAGAAGCTCGGACATTTACTCCCACATCGACACTACAAATATAAAACAGATTTTTGAATTACCAAACGATTTTAAAACTTTTTTTAAAATAAAAAACCCCCACTTAATTAGTGAGGGTCTATTTTACAGATTCATTTCCGTTTGAATCGTTCCTAACCTTCGGTCACAAATATCTACATACTCTTCATTTATCTCAGAACCAATCCATAGTCTATTCAACAACATCGCACCTTTTGCGGTGGTTCCACTTCCCATAAATGGGTCGTAAATAATATCCCCCTCGTTTGTCCAAGATGTAATATGGTCCTTAACCAAATCAATCGGGAAGATAGCGGGGTGTTCATATGCAACCTCATCTTCTTGTCCATTCTTAGAAGTTTTATACGTCCAAACATTATATCTTTGTCCATACTCCTCAATCATCTTCTTGGTATTCTCCTTCATGGAACCATCTTTTTGTCTGACAGTGTTTTTACCCCACGAACCTACCTGTCCACCATATACATTCTTCCTGTCTTTGATTGGATTGAATACCTCAGGTTTACCTTTAGATAAAACAAACATATACTCAAATATCTGATGATATCTTGTGTTTGATGGATTGGCAAAGTTGTTCTTCATATAAATCATTGTGTCGTGAATATTGAACCCAATTTCTTTAAAGAATAACGCCTGTCTGAATGATGTTCCTGTTTCAGAACCATTGTGTGTTGCATCTCCTACAACCCATACAACAACCCCACCTTTTTTGGTTACTCTGTATAACTCACGAGCAATGTTCTCAAAGTCAAATGAGTATCCATTGTAATCAGTGGTTAAACCTTTTATCTTATTGTTATACGTTCTAAGGTCATCATACGGAGGTGATGTGACAGTCAGAGAAACAAAATTGTCTGGCATTCTTTTCATCGTGTCCAAACAATCTTCCAAATAAATTCTATTAACTTCCATACAGTAAATATAAGATTTTTTAAATACAAAGTATATTATTTATTACGCCTGTTTAAAAATTCATAAATTTTTTCCGCACTCATTTTTTTATTCTTACCTAATTTTCCATTTTTTTCTAACAAGACAATTTCATCTTTAGTTATTTCATGAAAAATTAGGTTTTCAATATCTCTAAAATCGACAGCAACATAAATGTCTAAACTATTTAATTTTTCTTTAAACCCTTCTTCAGTAACCACCCTACCATATCCAACCTCCTTAGATGATGCAAAAGAAATACCATTTTTACTTATGGACCTAACTTCTTCTCTACCATTCATAACATCACTAACATCATATGGACTCGACTCAGATGACGCTCGAGTGGAACCTCTTACTTCTTCTCGAATAAATTCCGAAAGTCTACCAATGATTCTACCATCATTTAAAAATTTTTTTACCGCATCAACACTGATGTTGAAACCTTCAGCAATTTTTTCAAGGTTAATTTGGTGTTCCATATTACTCATAATGCAAAGTAAAACAAAAAATTTGACACTACCAAATAAAAAACCCCCACTTTTGGTGGAGGGCTTTATGATTTTGATTTAAATGGGAATTACATCATCCCGATTGAGTTAATCACATCTCCCTGTCTGATTTGGTCAAGGACATCAAGACCTTCCACCACTTTACCAAAACAAGTGTGGTTATTATCCAAATGCTGTGTACCTTGTCGGTTGTGACAGATAAAGAACTGTGAACCACCTGTGTTACGTCCCGCATGTGCCATAGACAATACACCTCTGTCGTGGTATTGTTTTGGTGCGGTTACCTCACACTGAATGGTGTAGCCAGGACCACCGTTACCCATACCGTTAGGACATCCACCCTGAACAACAAAGTTTGGAATTACTCTGTGGAAGTTTAATCCATCATAAAACTTCTTCTCAATTAAACTTTTGAAGTTACCTGTGGTAATTGGCGTTTCATCGTCATACAATTCTGCAATCATATCACCCTTGCTTGTTGAAATTTTTACTCTACTCATGTGTTATATTTTTGATAAACATAAACAATCTGTGGTGATGTATCAACACATTATTAATGGGTATGTCAAACAAATTGTGATTTTTACGGTATTTATTTACATGGGTAAATTTATATTACAAGAATCCGAAAAAGAACAAATCAGAAGAATGTATGGGTTGGTTAATGAACAAACACAATCTCCTGAAGATAACCAAGAATTTCTTGATTGGGCTAAAAATGCTACAGTAATGCCATTTATAGCACCAAACCCATATAGTAATGGGGATTTAAAACTTGGTGTTCAAATCAAAGGTAATGATGGAGAAACCATATCTTCAATGGATTTAAGAAATCCAAATCAATCACAAGTTATTAATCTCATTGAAAGATTGGATGTAACAACTGAAGATGGTAAACTTGTTTATCGTTTTGGTACAGATAATGGTCAACTTTTTAACGCCTCAACATTTAAAGCAAACTATGAGGTTATTGATAATTCATATGTTGTATATTCTATAGTTGATGAAAATTCTGATATGATTCAAAAACTAAAACAATTTACCAAACCAGGTAAAATAAATAAATTTATTGTTACTGTTACACCAAGACTATCAAGTGATTTATTAAAAACAGGTTCAAAATTATTTACAACCAAACCCAACATATTAATTGTACAATAAAAAATCCCATCATTGATTACATTCTAAATATGTGTTCTTTGAACTTTTCATAATGGATAAATATATTAATTTATTTCAAAATTGTTTGTCCCATCAGGTTTAACAAAATATTTATCTATCACCTTTTTATTATCTAAGACATCGGATAAACTTACATAGTCTTTATTTTTATCACCCCATGTTGTTTTCATTAAAACCACATCTGAGTGGGGTATAACAATTGCACCAACATCATCCATATCTGACTTAAGAAATGCGTATCTTCTGTGATTTCCATCAACCACAATATACTTAGTCCTGTCATATGGATGTTGTATTACTTTGATTGGTGGTAACTCTTCACCATCATTGATGGATTTAACCATATTTTTAATATTATCACTTGTTTCCATGTATGATATATCTTTGAATGGCTCGTTTGGTAATGTGTCACTTACTCGTATCTTCTGAATTGCTCCAACATATTTGTCTGCATATTCACTTCCCCCACCATCAGAGAATATTTCTACAGGTTGATTGGTGATTACCTCTTCATTGATAACTCCCATCATTTCTTTGATTCTATGTATATTTTCTTGTAAGTTCATCGTCTCAAATAATTGTTGATTTTATCTTGAACTTCAGGGTCATCACCCGTGTAAATGATGTCTATAAGATAACGATGTAATGGATATATTTCATTAGTCATCACACGTTCTTCCAATTCATTATTCTTTTTATGATATTCGTAGTCAGGTTCAATCCCTGCATAGTTGAACGATTCAACTTTATATTTTGTTCTTAATTTGTTTCTATCTACAACAAATGTCATATTTGAATCTTCCAATGGTGATTCCAATCCTATACCTATTGTGTGACCTGGGTCCCAATTCTTATCTCTTGTAAATGAAATGGCGTTTTGATGTTTTGTTTTGGCCATTCTTTTATCATATTGAAGGTAATCTCCTGATGGTATTGAACCCGCCCTTAACGCATCACTATTGATTATATCTAATCCCCTGTTTGTTGAAGTCTTGTGATATAACGGAACTCCTTTGATGTCATCAAACACTTCGTTTAATCCCATCACCTCCTTAATCCTATTTATGTTTTCAAACAAATTCATAAACAATAAATATTTTAATCTTTTGTAATTAGTTCAGATATCTCCTTTAACACAACGTTCATTTGTGAAATACCATCAAATAAAGCAACATAGATGTTTGGATTATTTGGAACATAATAAAACTTTTTTATAGTCCACATTTTGTTGTTGTAAGTAATCTCTTTACCTATGATTGGGAATGCATCTCTCATAAAAGGTAAATACTATCATCACAAATAATAATTTGAAGATATTTATAAATAAAACAAGCCCCCTGTTTCAGGGCATTTAGGACCGTTACCGTTTCGGTAACAAAAAAAAGGGGAATTCGCTACTCCCCTTTTATTTTTACCAATAACCCACGTCTTGTCTAAAAAAGTTTGGATTCCGTCTGTTAACATATGATTTGATTAACAACCGAATCATACCTGTATAACCCATCTTCCTGAATCTTCTATCGTCCTGACCAACGTAGTGATTTAAAATTTTAAATTCTCTTACTCTGTATTTTTTTGACAAACAATAATCTTCAGAGTGTTGAAGGGTTTCATCAAATTGTCCGTAATGCATAAATGATTTCTTTGTAGTTAAAAAGAATGTACCAACCGCGAATGGTGTCTTCTTACTCACAAAGTGATTTACCACATTGAAGAGTTTAAATGCAAGTTTGCTTCTAAGTGATTTACTAACCGATTTTACCTTACAAGTTACAAGTTGTACCTTACTGTCTTTCAGTGTTAAAAGTGCATCAGATATTTGAGTATCACTTAAAAGTATTGAGTCAGCATCCAAGAATAAAATGTAAGGTGTTTTACTCAGATTGGCACCTACGTTCCTACCAAGAGCAACCTTCCCCCCATTTTGTATCTCAATCTTTAACACATCCTTTAACTCCTCTTTACATCTTTTGATAACCTCTTGTGTTCCGTCAGTTGATTTACCATCACTGACAATAACTCTTGTTCCTTTGATACCCACTTGTTTACCAATGTTCATCAAAGTTTTTCCTATGTAATTCACCTCGTTGTAACACGGAATTACAATTGTCAATTCATCACTAATATTTGTGTACTTCATATTGCCCATCTTTTAATGTAATATATGATTTGTTCTCAATCCAATCACCACAATTTAAATATCTAACCCCATCAACCATCTTGTCTTCAGGTGTGTGGATGTGCCCACATATAACCGTATGACAGTATCTTCTTTTAGCTTGGAACACAAGTTGATTCTCAAATGATGTGATAAACTTTACCGCCTCTTTAACTCTGTCTTTTAAGAATTTGGACAAAGACCTTTTAACCCCCAAAGACTTTAGTTTTCTGTCAATGTAAATCGCCGAGTCATATCCAATTGAACCTAACATAGCCAACCACTTTAATTTAACCACACCGTCATATAAGTCACCGTGTGTAATCCAAGTACCTTTATATTCATATTCATTATGAATTTCAATGTTACCCAACTCCAAGAATGGGAACTCCCTCAAAAACTCATCATGGTTTCCCGTAATGTAAATTACCTTGGTACCGTTCTTTGAGTAAGATAGAATCTTTCTAATTACATTGGTGTATGATTGTGTCCAATAAAATCTTTTCTTGAGTAACCAACCATCTATTATATCACCAACTAAAAACAAATGCTCAGGGTTGTACATCTTCAATACTTCTAACAGTTTTTCGGACTCAACCCCACGGGCACCTAAGTGAACGTCCGAAATAAATAATGCTTCTATTTTCATCACCTATAATTAGGTTAAATTATGTTGTTATGATGGTTTTATGTATTATCAAAACTTTAATATTAACTATAGGAAAGTATTTATAATCATGAAGTATATTATCTCAGAATCACAATATAAAAGATTCAATGAAAATATTGATATTGAATCTAATATTATTGGCCAGCCAACAGAGGAAGTTTTAACCGTTGCCGATTTTCTGAATCGTTACGATATTGTTGAGCCAGGAAGAATGTTAATTGAAGACCAAGCAATTCAAGTCTTTGGATTTGAAGGAAAAGATTTCAAATTCTTTGATGATGAATTCTTAATCTTTATTGTCTACCCAAGTAAAGGTGACATTTGGATTAACGTTGAATGGGTTGAAGATGATACCATTAATCCCGAACAATTAAGTGAAGTCATTGATTATGTGAAACAACTCGCAGGTAATTATTCCATGTTTTATTGGGCAATTGAAGGGGAACCCATCTAACAGATATTTATTAGAATATGAAAATTATTATCACGGAGTCTCAACGTAAGATTTTAACCGAAGGGTTAGATTTTACGGAAGTTTATAAAAAAAATTACAATCCAATATTTTCTCAGGTTTGTATGAAGTACGCCAAAGGTGATATTGATTTAGCCAAAGAGTTTTGTCAGATTGGATTTCTTAAAGTTCATAAAAACTTAGACAAATACTCAGGTCAAGGTAGTTTACAAGGATGGGTAAGAAGAGTTGTCACCAACGAAATTATCAATGAGTTTAGAAAAAAACAGTTGGATACCACAACTGATTTAGATATCTCAAAAATGGATGTTGGAGTAGAACCTACGGAAACCGATTTCATGGGTGGTAGAATAACCAAAGAACAGTTAAGAAAAGCGGTTGATGGTTTAGCCGAAGGTTACAAAACAATATTGATGTTATATTATTTTGGTAACCTAAAACACAATGAGATTGCGGAGGTCTTGGGTATTGACCCAGGAACCTCTCGTTCACAACTCAGTAAGGCAAAAATAAGTTTAAGAAACGTTTTAGCGAAATACCTTTAATATCTATTAAGGATTTGTAACCTAATCTTTTTTTGGTCTTCCTCAGGATTTGATTTTAATCCCCCCAAACTTATAGACTCACCATAACAATGTGGTTCAACAACATCAAAGTCATCCACATCTTTGATTACTCGGAATGAGACAAACCCAGCACTTGTTGCATCTTGCCCACCAACTATGTCAGAGTGATTTATCGCAGCACTAAAAACAATCACACTACCATTGATAACAACATATTTTGCGACAAACATAATTATGAATTTAATTGTTTCCCAATCATTTTACATTTGTGTCTCATATCACAAATGATTTCAAAATACAAATGTGTATCTAATTGTTTGATTTGTGGTTGTTCAGAAAAGTTATCAATCAATCGTTCGGCAGTTCTAATTTGCTCAGATGTCTGACAACTATCAATTACTTTATGGACCCATTTAATCAGGTCTCCGTAGTGAACTTCGTTTTTACTCATAGAGCAAATATAATATAAAAAACTTCACTCACAAGTTAGGGTGTTAAATTATTCTTCATCTTTAAATGGAAACCCACCCCAAAGGATTCTAATCAATCCCAAAGAGAGAGCATGATGTTGCCCATCATAATAAAAATGGTCGTAATGAAACCTCCACAAACCAAATTCAAATGTAAGATAATCTAATTTTGTAAATTTGGATAACCATTGTGAGTGTCCACCACTTTTTGTTGGTTTACCATCAAATACTTTAATTTTTTTTCGGAGAACTTTCATTTGTTATATTTTTAAAAAATATAGTAAACTATTCCTCTCCGCCCAACTCTGAACTCAAAATTTCATATACTCTGTCAAGAACTTCTAAGGTAAAGTCCTCACCGTACACACCATTAATCTCTCTGAACTTAGAAATCATTCTATCTGAGATGTAATTTACTTTGTTTTGTTTGTTTGGTTTTTTGTCAATATCCATATTAAAATCAAATGATTGTGGGAGTTCAGGGTATTTTACCGCAATCTCCTTAATTAAATCAATAAGTTGTGATTCCGTTAACCGAACTTTCATACTATTAAATATTAGTGATTACAAGAAATTTGATGTTCACCCCACTTTTTAGTTGGTTTTACATTTGGGAAGTAATAACACTTCCAAACTCTTTGATTGTTAAAGTATATGTGTTTGGTAAATCCTGTTGGTACCGTGGCACCTGTTGGTAAGACATTATTTTTATTTTTGAATTCAACACTTATCTTGATAGTTAACTTCTCAGCATCATCCCATTTTCTTTCTTGTTCTTCAAGTAATCTCCATTCCCCTCTGTTGAGGTATTGATTTTGAAGAGCTGAATTCAAATATGAGAAGGTGGTCTTTAGGTTTACCATGTTGTCAGAGAATGTTGCCGCAGGTGCCAAGTGACCCTTATCATAAATATTACTTACATAATCAGCACCGTCAGATGTTTTGATGCCTGGCTCAATATAAAAGTCCATAGACCCCCTGTTAACGTTTGTGGGACGATTTGAGGACTCGTAAGTTAATTCTAATGGTTGTTCTAACTTTTGAGAATAACTAACCGTGTAGATTGTTTTATCAACTTTAACATCAGGTAAAGAGTTACTTGATGATAGAAAGAATAATGGTAATAAGATAATAAACTTTTTCATTTTAATATGTTAATTTGTTTTTATTTGAGAAACCTGTTGTTATTAAATAGTAATTAGATGAACCATTTCTAACAGGTGAAGAAATTGTTATTGATTGGGAACCTGTAATTGTTGATTTTAAATTTGTGGTTCCCGTTTTAATGGTGTTCCATTCAGATGGAATAAAAAACCTGACTGAAGGTAATGACCCCCAAGTTGATATTAATCCTGATTTTCTACCGTAAATAACAAATGCATCCGATACATTCACTCTACCATCATTATTCACATCCATACGGTAATATTCTCTACTCGTTAGATTTGTTTTACCTAACACAATATCTGTTGCATGATTGGCATCAGTGTTTGATAGAGATGATTTTGTTGACGGTGTTGGTATTTTAATTTGAAACTCATAGTTGTTAATATCCAATCCTGTTGAAGTAAAATTATACTGTCCATTTGAATTGGTATAAACAGTTCTGTTAAGTGAGAATGAAGTCTGAACAGATGAAGGTGTGAATCTATATTTGGTTCCACTTGATATTGACCATACAGTTGCGTTTTTACCACCGACAGGAACAACTTTAGTACCATCACTGTTGGTTAAACCCATCGTAGATGCGTTGTTACTACAATTAGGTTTTGATAAGACATTTATATCTATGTTATTTGATGATTCATACAACACAATTTGAAAAGTGAAGTATGTTGTTCTACAACTATAGTGTGGTGTGTTATTGAAGTTAAAAACAAATACTCTATTTGGTGAGGTACCTGTCGTATAATAGTTCATGTTACCCGTGTTTGGAAATAAATCTTCCCAATCCGCTAATATCGCATTTTTTGGTGCTCCACTGTTTGGTAAAAATTGTGCGGTATATCCGTTTGTTTGATTGGCAGAGAAACCTACCCAACCGTTTGAACTGGCATAAACCTGTGTGTAGTTGTTACCAAAATAAGTGAACGTGAAACCAATATTGAAAGGTCCCTGAACACAGTCATCACAACCTGATACAGATGTTCCCCCACCATAGTTGTAGTTACCGTATGTTGGTGTGGTTATAGTATAGTTTGAAATACTTTTTGTGTGAAGTTCTACGGGTACATTAACAACCCCAACCTCATTACCGTCATAGATATATCCCGAATACGCAAACTCTTGTCCCTTTAGATTAAGGACAGAAACAAAGAGTAAACATATTGAGAATACAAACCTCATTCTACTTTAGAAATCGCGTTCTCTAATGATTTTTTAACCGCAGATGCAAATACACTTTTTTCAAATGGTAAATTCTCATCTTTAAGTTCCGCAAATCCAGCTTTAACGGATAATTTAGCTTCACCCTCACCCTCGTAAACCACAGAATCAATAATCATCTTAGTTTTTACAATAGTTATTTTCTTTTTAATCATGAATGGTCCGATGTTAATACCAATTGAAGGAGCTTCAATAGAAACTATTTCAACAGTTATTGGTGCACCATCTTCACATAATGAGTATTTCTGACTCGCCAATTCTTCAGTAATTTGTTTAACACCAAAGGTGAATCTTTTTGAGGATAAGTCGGGATTCTCTGTTTTATTTTCAACGGATTTTACTGTGTAACAATCCTGAGCCTGAAGGTTTATACCTGAAAGTATAAGACCGATTATTAAAATTATTTTTCTCATAATAAAATTTTTGCACCTGTTAATATTTGATAGTTTAACACACTACCTTTTATTTGGTAAGTACTAGATATACTCACGTTATACTTGAATGATTTTGATATAGTGTAATCCCAAGAACTGAACGGTACTAATAAGATTCCTGAATCCCACCACTTACCATCATAGAACTTTGTAAAGGGTGAATAAACCCCCAACATTAGTATATTCCCTGAAAGTTTTTTAGATGCTTTAAATGGCATAAACCCACCACCAATTGCCGACAAGTTTGAAAACCCTTCACCCGCTAAAACACCAACAGTCATGTTTAAACCACCCATCATAGTTAATTTACCAAATCTCTTTGAATTCATCGCTGTTGATGTGTTGAATAAGTTTCTTTCAAAATCAATCATAGATGAGTTTGCAACAATCAAAGTGTTTGTTTTTTTCTTATTAGAAAACGCACCGTAGAATGTAAGGTTTGTATTATTAATTGTTGTTGTGAAGTTTAAAAGAAATCCTTTCGCCTTTGTATTGTTTGTATTTGACTTAGTAACTGACATGGTTCCCTTAAATTGATTAGAACCGTCTTCATTACTTCTTAACGCAACGATGTCACCCGTACCAATTATTGAACCAACTCTAACTTTGGAACCACCACCATTACCTGATGACGATGCTTCTGCAGCATTTGCAACTGAGTTTGTTATCCCACCATTACCACCGCCTGATTCGGTTTGTTTATTATTCTCAGGAACATTTTGTCCTTGAGGGGTATTTGTACCCGATTGGGTATTACCACCACCACCTTGACCCGTATTCGTACCCGATTGGGTATTACCTTGACTTGAATTATTATTTGAAGGATTGTTTACAGATGGCTGAGTCTGTCCACTTCCACCTTGAGTTGAGTTACCTGAACTTGATGTGTTTCCTCCATTTTGGTTAGTTGTTTCTCCTTGTTGTGAATTTCCACCACCATTAGTTGAACCACCTCCTGAGTTTCCTGTTGTGTTAGGTGTTCCGTTTTGAGTTGTAGAACCATTCGATACAGTTCCTGAAGATGTGTTATTTGATTGATTTGTTCCATTGTTTTGTCTGTTTGAAGAACCTTTCCTTGAGGACGGAGAGTTATTTGACGAGGCATTATCTACACTATTACTAATTGAGTTACCAACTGATGATACACTCATAGTAGAAGCCGCAGTAATAGAAGTCAATGTTGATATTATGTTTTGTGTAATAATCATATTTTGAGTTGTCTGAGTTTGTGTCATCATCTCATCACATGGTTGATTCGCACCTTGAACTTGAATGTTAGTCATCCAATTATCAAAAGTACCATTTGCAAAATCTGTTTGGCTGAAACTACCGATAAAACCGAGGTAGTTCACGGTAACATTTTGGTTACCTGTAATATTAATTACTTTTTGTTTTTTGGAACAAGGGTCCACATACGAATACGTGAACCCCTGCCCAAATAAATTAGAAGAAAATAATAGTGATAATATGATTAATATTTTTTTCATTAATCACCATTCGTCACATCCGATAATACTTGACCATCTTCCTCATCTACTTTCTGAATTAACATCTTATCTCTATCTTCAGAGTTGAACCAATAGTCAACAACCTTATTTAGATTACCAACGAAAGCACCCAATAAGATTAATAACATTTCCTTCCAACTCTCTTGAATTGGGATACCAACAAATGTTGCAACGTTGATACCTAAAATAATAAAGAAAAACAAAAACAACACAACGATAGTAATTCTCCATCTATTTGATTGCATTTGTTGTAACATGTAATAGAATCTGTTTTTATCATCTACCTTAACGTAATCACTTGTACTAAATAATTTTTTCATTTTAACTTTTTAACATTCCTTTTTTAATGAGTTTTTCAACTACTCTTACAGTTGAAGTCTCGAGAGCCTTTTTTGTAGATACACCCACAGTTGATTTGTTAAATGTTGGTCCTTCAATATCACCTAAAGTCGTTGAAGTCTTGGTTGTGATTGCTCTACCTTGACCTGACCCTGTAATAATTTCTCCTGTTTCAGCATCCACAAATCTAACCTGTAATCCTAACTGAGTTACTTGTTTTATTGTAACGCCACTTGTTTCAACAACTTCATCTTCACCGACAGAAAAATCATAGACTTCAATGTAAACAAAGTATTTTGCTAATTTGATTTTACCTTTCCCATCAATTTTGTTTTCGGTAAAACCTTTATTGGACGCTTTGAATTGTTGAACCATTCTTTCTTTGATTTCCAATTTGTCTTCTGTGAATACAAATCTTCCTGTTTCCTCCAAGTATTCCAATACAATGTTTGTAACACCCATTCCAACACGAGCATCTTTCAACTCAGGATACATTTCATAAACTTCATCGTTGATACCAATTTTTAGGATTTGAATAGGGATTTGGATTGTATCGGTGTAAGGTGGAAGTGATTCCAAAGACTTCTTTTTTTCAAAGTTGGCGGTATACTCCTCAGTTTTAATAGAACCGATTGGTTGACCATGACACTCTTTTGGAGTACCACACCCAACCAACACTAATCCCAAAACAATTAGTTTACCAAGGTGCATCTTCAGATTCACTTTTCTCTTGTTTAGGAGCAGGTGCTGCAGGTTTTTCAACTGTCTTTTCTTTGATAACTGTTGTCGTTCCACCGCCAGAATTTGTGTTCTTAGATGAATTGTCAACATTCAAATTAATTACAGGTGCCGCAGGTGCAACTTGCTCTGTTTTTGGTGACTCTTCTTCATCACCACCAAAAAGTGTTGTGGTGAAATAAGCTCCACCAGCTGTGACTGCTGTTGCAATCGCCCCGATAATAGTCTTCTTAAGACCACTCCAGGTTCCGTCATTTTCTTGTTCTTCTGACATTTTATTTGAATTTAATTTAGGGTTTATTGTTTTTATTGGGCTAACTTGAGGTCTCAATTTGAGACCTCAAGATTTTACTTAACTACTGAAGTTCTATCTGAGTACAACTCATCGTCTTTTCTGAGAATAGCAATGTATTCACCAGCACTTAACATTCCTAAGTTTACAGTTGTAGAGTATTGACCAACAGAATATGTTCCGTTTAACACTTCCACACATTTTTTACCACCCATATCGTAAACACCTAAGGTAACAAAACCTTTCTCGTATATCTTGAATGTAATCATGGTTTCACCCATAGTTGGGTTTGGGTAAACTCTCATCTTTTCAAAACCTGATAACTCCGTAGGGTCTCTTTTGAAGACTTGTAAGATACCGTCTGTTGGTGTGATAATTAAATCAGTTGCAACATTGTCACCAGCAAATTTTCTTGTAACATACAAAGGACTTTTGTTCCACTCACTCTGAGTCATTTTAGAACGAAATTCTAATGTAAATAAAGTCTCACCGTCTTTAACCAAATTTTGATTGTTTGTTGGGTCGTATCCACCCCATTCAACTTCGTTATCATTTACATTAATAAAAGAAATCCAATAAGAAGATTTCAATTCATTTTGAAGTGATACAAACTCTAACAAATCAGAATCATATTTCATTGAAAGTTGTAACGCTCCTAAGTTAATCCCTGATGTTTTTAATTTTACAGGAACTCTCACCAAGTTACCTTCATCAACACCAAGGGTTGGGAAGTTTACTTCAATGGTTCTTAGATTATTGTCGTATTGAGTTGTAACGTCAATGATACGTTTATTAGCGTTGTTTGGGTTAACAATTTCAATTGGAATCAAACGAGCTCTCTTGAATCCTGTTCCGTTAGCATCACCCGGTACCAACACATAGTATGTTACTGAGTCAGGTTGACCTGCAACAATATCAAATGTGAAGTTGGTTACACCAGGATGTGTGTTCTGTTGAGTTGTTGTTGAACCAACAATTGAATTATATTGTGATTCTGTAAAGAACTTAACATCAGGAACTGAGTTAGCCCATGTTGTAAATCTACCCGCAACTCTTGCATAAACACCGTAAACGTCAGACACGGTTACATTCTTATCACCATTAACATCTGATGAATAAAAATCAAAACCTGTCATCGTTTGTGTACCCAAAACGTATTGGTTAATTCTTTGAGCGTCTGCGGTTGTTACCACATTACCAACACTCATCGTGTCACCCTGAACTCTGATTCTTACGTTCCATGCACTTGTATCAATTTCAACATCGGTAAAAGCAAAACGACCGTTTACGTTTGTTTTCTGTGATGTAACTTGTGTCCAAGTAGACGATGTCTTAAGTTTTTTGTCTAAAGCAACCGCCAAATTTTTGGATACCGTTCCTGTAACGTTTACAAACTTACCTTTAAATGACATCTTCTGTGATTTCAAAACACCACCAAAGTTTGTAAGATTCAAACTGTAGTCATCACCTGCTTGTTTTGTTGCTGTCTGTGAAAAACTACTTGAACCAACAAATTTCATGTCAGTCACAGTAAAGTAAGTTGTTGCCAGTGAAGATGTGTGATTCATCTTTACATTGAACAAAGAACCTGCAGGAATTGTAAACGATGAGTTGGTTCCTGTGTAAACCAAAGTAATCGTCACATATCCTGAAGCAGGTGCATCAACATACTGAAGACTCTGTGAAAAAGATGTGTTAGTTGAGGTTACTGTGTCAACTCCACTGAAAGCCTGATTGTCATAAAACAACCTGAACTGAACAGCGGTTATGTTCTCGGAAGAACTGTTGTAAAAGCACAATCCTACGTCAGTGTAACCCGCACTATATTTTCCAAGTTGATACGTGGAATCTAAAGTAACGTGAACTCCTGAGGTGGTTGGTGTGGGGCACGTCTGTGCTTGTAACGTGACCCACGTGGTTAGTGCAAAAATTGCAGCAATTATTTTTTTCATAAGAGTGTTGATTAGTGTACTTATAAATATGATAAAACACTTAGTTTTCTTACTACTATCAACTTTTTCGTTATCAATTAACGCACAAGTTAAAATTGATGTCGTTGGTGATAATTGGGAACAGGTTGTTCACAATGCTCTCACATTAATAAAAGAAACAGATTCAACAACTTATAAATTTGTCACAAGTAATTGTAATCACATAGGATTTTGGAATGGTAATTATTCAACTACCGAAGGTAAAAGTATTTTTTTAACAACTACCGAAGTCAGAAATGGTAATATTAATAATATTGCATGTGCAATTGTTCATGAGTCTAAACACATAGAACTTTCAAATAGAAACTTATCAGAGTCACAGGAAGAATGTATTTGTTATTTTTATGAACTTGAATTCATTTTGAAAATGAAAAACATTGACTTATTTTTGATAGACAATATCCAAGTTAACCTGAATAAATACAATTGTGAAAACTATTTAAAGTAATGAGCAGTAAATTAAGATTAGCCAATAAAGTTATTAAAGACTTATTTGTTAAACATAACGTAAAGTACAAAATTTCTGAAACCGATAGAGAATTTATCGGGGATTTAGATTTTGACATTTATGTTGATTTGTCAAAATATCATAGATTGGGTGAGAATTTTGACGAATCATATCGTGATTTCTTTGATAACTTTTTGGAAGATGAAATTGCAGAATCACTTGAAATGGTTGGTCTTGAAGAGGATTTTAATCAAATCACTTTTCATCACGAAAACCGAGAAGTAGGTATATTAATGAAAAGAATTATTCAAGATAAATTAGATTCAACACTTAAACGTCTTGGAGGTTATTCTTCTTATGACAAATTTAAAATTAAATCATTAAAGTTACAAGACTACCGTCCTGGTTACGAGGTAGTGATTGAAAACCCTAAAAGTATTGTGAATTTAGTTAAAAATACCGCACAGAGACAATTGTCAGATATACCTGAGCTTGAAGATATTGTCATCAAATTCATTTAGTCCCAATCCTGAGAATTGGCATCCATCACAATACATTTTCTCCAAAATTTGGCAAATTTAGTTTTTGGGAATTTTATGGTAAAAAATTCACCTATAATAATAACACCTAATAGTAGGAGTGATATTAGTAACGAATAAAAAATATACTTCATATTTTAATACTAATAAAAAACCCCCACTCGTAAAGAGTGAGGGTAGTGAGTCTCGTACAGAAAAAGAATATCAGAAAGAGTTTTAAATGTTAAAGTTTGCTTGTTGAATCTCTTGACGGTTGAATTTTAAAAGCAAAATCAAATTCTGTTATCATGGTTTTTAGGTAAAGCCGAAGCCTGGATGAAAATTCAATCTCTGACGGACTCAACTATCTTTAGATTGTTTTGGTTGCGTTGTGGACATCCAATTCATCTTGAAGTTTTTCAATCTTAACTTCAAGAAGTTCAATCAAGTTATTACGACGAACAACATCAATAATGGTAGTTTTCACCATCGGAGTTTCATCACTGTAACGATGCATTTTTCTTACAGTACCTTCACCACAATCTAAACCACGAAGGTGTTTTAACAAACTTTTGAGTTCTGACATCTCAAAAATCTTATTGTAAACCCCCATGTTTGCCATGTGGATTTTTGTTTTTAGTTCAACCAAATCGTCAACATTGTTCAACAATTCGGTAAGAGTTTCTTCAACGTCATAGTGACGGACCGCACCTTCTTCAACTGAGTTATTCTCATTTAGACGGTGGTATAAGTCTGATGTTTTCTTCACCAACTTATTTTTTTGTTTAAGAGCTTGTTTAATATTCATAATCGTTATTTTGTTAAGTATAGTAAAATGTTTGCAATAAAAAATCCAAGTCCAATTATTGAAAGTGCAATTCTGACTGAATGTGAGCCACCTAAAGAAATTCTTTTCTTTATTGCCTTGTTATATTCTTCCATCATATTGTTCATTAAATCATTATCACCCGTTTTGGCGGTTTCTTGAAAATTTGAAATCGCGTTATTAATTTCTTTTTGTTCTTTGTTTGACATAACATATCCAACTATCCAAGAGAGTAATAGACATATCCATCCAAGTGGTACTAAAATTGTGTATACGGTCATTTGTTTTTTTTAAAATTTAGTTGGTTAAAATGGTGAAGTCAAATTATTCGTAGAAAAAAATCTCAACTCCCGCCTCTTTAAACATAACCAAACTTCGTTTAGCATGTTCATCCCAATATTCACGGTTTTTGGTTGTGTCTTCTGTCTTACAATAAATTTCCTTTACACCAGCAGAAATAATGCCCTTGGCACAATCCGTACAAGGAATACCACAGGTGAGATACATTGATGTTCCCTTTGTAGATACTCCAATACGTGCAGCATTGTAAAGAGCATTTCTTTCCGCATGTTCCATCCAAAAGTATTTCTCAGGTCTTTGTTGCCTTTCCTCAACAAAGTCATTGATACCCCTTGGAAATGAATTAAACCCAGTGCTTACGATTTCCTTATCCTGACCAACAATAACCGCACCGATTTGAGTTCGTTGGTCTTTACTCTTGAGTTTTACAGCCTCCGCTATGTTGAGAAAATATTCCTTCCAAGTCATAGTTTGATTTCAAAACGATTTCTCATTTGTTCAATTTTCTCTTCAGGACATTCGTGTATGTTAATACCCCCATGTCGGTTTTCAACAATAATTGAGAACACTTTGTAACCATATTCTTTAGCCAACTCATAATAATCCTCCATCTCCCACTCTTGAGTGAAGGTGTTTGAAACCACAATGTTTTCATATTCCAAACCGTAAGTGTTAAAGTTGATTTCCATCCACTCACGAACAGTTGCCTTACACCACGCATGAGCGTCTTTGATTTTGGAACCATCAAATTTATATTCACCGTCTGAGTTGAAGAACATATCGGCTTCAACAAAGGCATCCCCAATCTCACGGGCTAATGTAGACTTACCCGAACCAGGTAATCCACGAAGAAGGTATAGATTTTTCATTTTGTAAAGATATATTATTTATTGATATGAAACAAGATAAGTCAATTATTAATCCTGAACTTTGGGACTTAATTAAAAAGAAACAGAACATAAAGATAGAAAAAGAAATTATTGATTTCAATAGTAGAAAATGGAGATGGAAAATTTTCAAACAATACTTGAAGTCATTTTTCCAATCTCCATTCTCAAGAAAACAAAAGTATACTAACTATTGATTCGTTTCTCGTGATGGTCTTGAGGTAGTGACAACTTAACGTGTGGTCTCCCTTTCATAATACTTCTGATTTCCTCCAAAGAAATTGGATATAACTCATTACCATCAACACCAACGTCCATAGCCTTACCCTCATGTAACCTCAGTTGTTGTGGTAAGTGAACGTGACCGTGTAAGTGAATCACACCGTCGTTCATACCGTTCCATGAAGCAATCGGGTAGTGCATACACACCAAAGAAAACTTATCAACTTCTTTACCATTGGGTTTCCTCACATCCAAGTGCAAGTAATCATGACAAGAAGAGAATATATCTTGGATTCCACCTTTATTCCTACGGATGTGTTGGTCGTGGTTACCATATACCAAGTGAACGTTCTTACAAACAATTCGGTCCCTGAAGTCTTGAATGGATTCAAATCCACCAAAAGACCAATCACCCAAGTGAATTAGAATATCATTCTCACCAACAAGTTCATTGATTCTATTAACCAACGTACTGTTCATATGTTCAAGTGATTTATAATCTCTTGTTAAATTATCCTGCCCACCCCAATTTGTGGTTGCACGACAGATATTTGCGTGGTTGTAGTGAGTGTCTGAAGTAAAAAACAACCCTTGACCTTTTTCTAATATTATTTTCATGAGTGAACTATTAATGATACGATGAGTACAAAGAAAAATAAGACACACCATCCGATGAGACCCCAATACTTTTTGCGAATTTTCATACCACAAAAGTAACTTCAATATTTCACATTACAAAGACTTGATAAAAATATTTCTACCCTTATGATTGTATAATAACTTGAGGGTTGGCTGGTTGTCCAAGAGTGTTGATTAGTGTTAGACCAGACTTTTAGGAGGGGACTTGTTCTCCTCCTTTTTTTAGGCTACGTTGGTACCTAATATATTGTCAATCTTTTTACCACCTTGAGCAATAATACTATTACCCGAATCTATTCTTGAACGTATTGCAATTTCAATTAGCTTGTTTGGGTCGGTAATACCTTTCTTAACTGCATCATTTATCTTTGTTGCAAACTTTCTAAACCAACCTGGTCCGTTCCATGTACTGTAGACAAAGTGAAACATTAAATTAGGATTTGACTCAACTATCTTTCTCGCTTCAGGTGAAAGATAATTATTCATATTCTTCAAAAAGAATGGTTTCATCATCTTAGCAACCAAACTTCTCAATTTTGGTTCTAAATTACCACCCATGTAATTGTGTTTCCAATTTGAGCTAGCTTCGGCATTATCAATAATTTTCCAAAATTCTATTCCATCAGGTGAAGTGTTAATATCACCACCATGTCTTCTATCAATACCCATCATAGTTTCACCTGAGTTGCCCATCGCACCTTTATTCATATTAGGATGGTAATAACCACCCTCTAAAGCACTAATAACTTTATTTGTAATTTCTTCAAAAGAACCTGGAGATACTTGAGGAATTTTGGTATCTACACTAACAAATGTCGCATCTTGTGGTGTAGAACTACCTTGCATGAATTTCGCAACATCAAAAAATGATTGTTCTTCAATATTCATTAATTTCTGTTGTCTCTTAATATCTTCTACTAATCGTCTTTTCATTGAATGACCTTTAAAAAATAAATACCTATAATATAAGAAATACCTCGTTTATTAAAACATAAATGAGGACATTTAAGTATTTATGTTTATACTAACCAAAACATGCCAGATAAAAATCTCATATTAAAAAGGTCTCTACAAAAGATTGTCAAGTCGGCAATCAAGAAAGACCCTATTTTATCTGATGTATACCGTGTTGATATAACATTTTTATTTAAGTCACCTGTCATGTCAGCCATGTGTGATTGGGTTTATGGATTAAAAATCTATACAGATTCTGAGTTTGTTGATAGAATCGCCATCGCTAATAGACTCAAGTCAAAAATCACCAACATCATTTCACAAATATCTAACGATTCATTCTGTTGTACAGATGTTTCATTTGAGTAAAACCTAACCCATTTTTATTTTCTGATAAAGATGAAGTGCCTGAGCAATCACTTGGTGCATATCATAGTATTGATAGGTTCCTAACCTACCACCAAACATATACTTCTCAAGTTTATCACCTTGTATTTTGTATTTGGTGTAAATCTCACTATTTGTATCATCCTTGATTGGATAATAAGGCTCGTTATCACCTGTGTAGTCACAGGGATATTCTTTACTAACATAACTTGTTTTTTGATTTTGATAGTCAAAGAACTTATGTTCTAAAATCCTTGTAAATGGTGTATCACTGTCTGTGTAATTAACCACAGGATGTCCTTGGAAACTGTGAGAGGTAATGTGGACGTTCTCCCATGTCAAACTACGGTATTCCAATCTACCATGTTCGTAATTAAAAAATTTATCAATCGGACCTGTGTAGATTATCTTATCAGCAACTTCTTCCCACATTCCTTTGTTTTCAAAGAAGTCTTGGTTCAAGAACACATCAACATTATCCAATAACTTTTCAAATATTTGTGTATACCCACCAACAGGAATACCTTGGTATCTATCGTTGAAGTAATTATTGTCCCACGTAAACCTTACAGGTATTCTCTTAATGATTGACGCAGGTAGTTCCGTACATTTCTTCCCCCACTGTTTCTCAGTATATCCCTTAATAAACTTTTCATATATGTCGGTACCGACCATAGACAAGGCTTGTTGCTCTAAGTTAGTTACAGGACCCTTGTATCTTTGTTCCTCTATCTTCGCTCTTGCCTGTTCTTCTGTCTTCACACCCCACAGTTGGTAAAACGTCCACATATTAAATGGAAGGGTGTATAGTTCTTCTTTGTAGTTTGCTATGGGTGAATTAACAAACTGTTTAAAATCTGCAAATTGGTTTACCCAATCCCATATCTTTTTACTATCTGTATGAAAGATGTGAGCACCGTATCGGTGAACATGAATTCCGTCAACATCTTCGGTGTAACAGTTACCCCCAATGTGACTTCTTTTATCTATTACAAGTACTCTATGATTTTTACCCAACTCGTAGGCACAGGTTGCTCCAAAGAGTCCTGCACCTACGATTAGATAATCATATTTCTTATTCGAAATCAAATTCAACACCGTCAGAACTTAATACAGGTTCCTCAATTCTACGTTTGAGTTTATCTGACCACTCTTGTAAGAAATTTGATGTGTTATGGTAACAACGGTCTTCAATCAAGAAACACATCTGAGGGAATGGATTCACTCTTTCTTGTCCCATCATAATTTGTAAGTGTCCATAGATTTCATCGTATCTTCTTTGAGTCTCCAAGAAGAAACACAGGTAGAGTAAGTGTTCGTTTCTTGTTGGTGCGAACGCCTCTGCCTGATGAAAACACTTTTCAGCCTTCTCCAAGTCACCAATTACTTCCCAAGCCTGACCCATCAAGATAAATGCGAAGTAAGCCATCTCATCAATTCTTGCAGGTCTACCAGTTACATAATAGTTATGAGAATACTCCATGAACTTTTCATAGTAGAAAATACATCTTCTAGCAAATTCTTTTGAGTGGTCTAATCCAAATGGAAGTTCATCAGACTTACCCCAACAGTCAGAGTATGATTTTGCAACGTACCAAAGGTGATATAAATCTTCTCTAACGGTATTACCAACCACTTTGTCAATTTCAAGTTCCAAAGCGTCTTTCAAGAACTTCCTTGGAACATGCCAAGTCTGTCCGTCACTGTGAACCACGTGTCTAAATCCTTCAGGGAGAGTAACTCTAACAAACCCTTCACCGATTTCAGGTAAGTGGATTGTTTCGTGTCTTTTATCGTGTTGGAAGAACCATGGTCGGTCAGCATTCCACAACCAAGTTCGGTAGTATCTCATACCGTTTGCATGTGCAATTACATTATAAGAATCCACACTCAAGTCATCCAATACGGACCAATCAAAATCTTCATCAACCTCAAGAATCTCATCAGCATCCATCCTCAAAATCCATTGACATCCGTGGTCTGTTTGGAGACATGTCTTCAAGGTATGGTCTCGGTTCCAACCTGGATATTGCCATTCAATCTCATAGAGTAAACCAGGGATTCCTTTTTCCGCAAAGAAGTCACGGATAATGTCCTGAGTTCCGTCTTTTGAACCGTTATCTTGGATAACCCAATAGTCAATGTGTTTCCACACTGTTTCTAACATTCGGGTTATTGTTGGCGCCTCGTTGGCAACCATTGCGTTTAAACACAATTTAATTTTCTTGTTATTATTCATAGATGTAATTCATTATTTGTTCTTCATTATGATACTTTCTCACTCCCCCACGGTTTTGAAACTTCTGAGAGTGACCCAGTTCTTCATCCCAATTCCAATCTTCAAAACCTAACTCAATGATTCTCTCATGAATTCGTTTGTCGTAATGGTCTCGGATTAATCTTGCTCTACGATTGATGTCTGTCGCGTTGTTATCAACCGTTGAGTTTTTGTTGTTATATTGGATGTATAACATTTTTTTGACGTGAATCATTCGTGTATGTAGAAATGTATGAACAATAAGTTCAAAGTCATCAGCAACAGGTGTCAACTTATTGTGTCCACCAATCTCATGATATAGTTTTCTTTCCCACATTCTAACGTGGTTTGGCATTGATATGTTAAACCGTATAGACAATGGGTTGATATCAGGGTACCAATGTGCCAGTCTCTCAACACCATCAACCATAACTTTGGTATGACCAGCATATCCAAAGTCAAAGTAATTGTCGTGTCTTGCATACCAATCACCTGACCAATCGTGGTCATAGTATTTGAACTCACCATCCTCGTAACACTCGGTAACGTCTGTGTATAGGAAACCAGCATCGGGATATTGAAGGATTGCATCGTGAGAGATTTGTAAACACTCTGAAGTTAATGCATCATCATGGTCCAACTCAACCAACCAATCCCCATCACCAAGTGTTGCTGCTCTGTGTTTTGCCAAACCAACGTTACCACCTGTAATTGGATACAATTTATGTGGTTTTACTCTATAGTCATTCTCAGCGATTTTCTTGAGGATATTCCACGTAATCTCATCAGGTGAATCATCCAACACAATCCATTCCCAATTGGTAAATGTTTGTTTTTTCAGACTCTCATAGGTTCTGTAAATCCTTTCGTTTGTCTTATACGTTGGAGTGAATACTGAGAACCGTGGACGTATGTAGTCGGTGTTTCTGAAAACAGACTGACATACAATTACGTTTGCCAAGACCATATCAGGTAACGGTTCATCATAGTGAATATGAAATCTCGTTAAATGGAAATGTGGTATTTCAATGTTCTCATCAAAAGAAATGATTAGGTCGGGCTTATACTGTGTGTAATCTTCAATGACTCTATTCTCATAGGGTAAAGAATAAATCACAACCTCATCATGAAGGTGTTCCTCCCAATAAATGTCTGAATGTAATATAATCTCCCCCAAAGTGTGCCAACCGTAAACGATTGCCGATGGTTTTTTTGTCTGCATACAAACAAATTATAGGTAAATAACTCTATGTGTCAAGGGTCTCCTTTTACAGAGACCCTCACACTTTAGGACAACATTTCCAACATGATACTCCTGTCACCATCCCACTTTTTGATTTGTGACCTTGGAATCCAAAACTCCATCAAACCAATCTCTTCCACTCGTTTGAGGTAGTCCTCACGGTATTGGGTCGCCTGAGACCTGTCGGTGATGTATGGGACCCTCATGTGTTTAGAACAAATCTTACCCATACCAGTCAACATTGAGAACTCATCAGTCAAGGTCTTGGCACAACACATACAAACCTTACTACGTTTTACCGTCATCTTACCTTGGAACTTCACAGCCTTTGGTGATATACCCAACATCTTGGTGATGTCAATTAAGGTTGGATTAAACTCAAGACCGTAAGTTTCTTTGAGTTGTTGGCCAATCTTACGACCAATCAAGACAGTCTCGCCAGGAGTCGGAATACGTAGTTTAAGAACCTTGTCTTTGTATTCCTCCTTGTCAATCTGAGCGATTGCCACTGTGATTTGTTTGTCAGTCAAAGTTCCCCACTTTTGGAACTTCTCGGCGATGTCCTTTACGAACTTACTCTCCCCTGTGTATTCTACGATACGTTTGAGCTCGGGACGCTCATCTACAGTTACCTTGGTTGGTTGACTGTTAAGACATTTCTCTGCGGTTTCCATTTGTTTTGGTGTTAAACGTCCCCACTGATTAAGGGAATCTTTCATTTTGTTGATAAAACTGTTGTTTCCTTGGTAGTTACGAACTTTCTCGGTGATTTTGATGGTGTCAGTCATGGTTGTTGTCATTTGTTATACAAAGATACAAATAAACTTCATTCCCACAAGCAAAAAGAAAAAAAATCCCCTCTTTTTTTCAGAGGGGATTCTCACTCTTAGTTTTGAGTGAAGGCTTTGTCAGCCCAAGTTTTAGCTCCCATGAAGTCCCAAATATTCATGTCACACATGTTGGGGAAACTACTTCTCATGTCACCAACGGTCAACACATCCAAGAAACCTTTATCGATTCCGTGCCACTTGTTTCCTTTAGTTGTGAAAACATTGTGCCATAATTCCATTCCATTGTCGTAAGTCACCTTAACTTGAACGTTTACCAAAGAGTTTTTCTTGTACCCTGCGATAACAGACTGAGCGGTACCTTTGGTGTCGTGGATGACGAGGAAACCCGCTCTACACTTAACAACGATACGGAATTCATATTCAGCGTTCACGTCTTTGATATGGTTAGAGACAGTAACAGACAGACGTTTGCCGTTGGTGGTGGTGTCAAAGGAGCCGTAGAATACGTCTCCTGCCATTGTTCCTTCAGTAACTTTGATGATTGATTGGGTCGGGGTAGAGATTGTGTTTGTCATAGTAGTGGTTTTTTTTAACACTACAAAGATACGCGCAAAATCCGAACTGCCAAACTTTTTTTTATTTTAATCTTGACATCTTAAAAATGTAATCGTCATCAATAAAATGTACGGTCTTTGGATTTTCAGGTATCTCATCAGTAAAATAATATAACGCCAAAGAATATCTTGAGATGTTATCGGGTGTGTTCAAAGGAACAGGGTGCCCGTGAGGAGCATTTTCAATATCAAATATAACCGCTCTATTAAAAATTGGTGAAATCTTAACACACTCCCTTGAAAAGTCTTTTTCCCACAATTCTAAATCTCCCCCCCATTCTTTTTCCCAATTTTTATTTAAGTATATTAACAAATTGAGTTTTCTACGATGATTGGTTTCAGGATGTCTATTATAATCAGTATGAATTGATAACTTACCACCTCTATTGATTTTATGAACACCACCACCCATTAAAATATCATCACAATATAAATTTGAGTGACCTGTCAATTCTTTAAGAAAATTTAAAAATTCAGGCGTGTTTAAATAATCAATAACTAAAGAAGTGTGTGGTATTTGTTTTTTTAATTGTATTATATCAGTATCATGATTTGGTGTGTAGAATTTATTTACCTCATACTTTTCAACCCATTCTTGATTATTGTGATACCAATAATCGTGTTGTTTTAATTCCGAAAGAACTCTCTTCAAAAGATAATCAGGTAAAAAATTATCAATTACCGTATAGGGGAATGGGTGCGCATTTTGATACACACAACTTAATTTTTTAGATAAACTATAATCAATCATATTTTTTAAATTCTACAAGAACCGTCACAAGTTTGTCCAACACCATCAACATAACCTCTTCTTATATCAACGTGTGTGTTTTTGGTATAACTTGTTTTTCCACCACAAATAACACAACTATCATACTCATCGTCAGAACGTTCTTCAATACCAACGACATGTCCGTAATCGTCAACAACTAACTTGACATGTTCATCAGAATTTTTTACAAGGTTATTAATCTCATTCCAATACTTTTCTCTAACGTATTTTCCGAGTTCCAAATCATTTGGTCTTTCCAAAATTTCACGGGTTGCGATTTTTATTTCCATTTTTATTTTAATAATACATACCAAATGTTGAAAAAAAATACTATCAATTCAATTTTACGGTATTTATATTAAAAGTCATACTGTGACCAACGAGAAAATTTATCAATTAGTTTTAAAATACTCTTACTTGTTTGACCAAACGCCAAACATACTTGACCTTATTACCGTACAAATTAATAAATTGTGGGATTGGGAGTATGGCGGAAGATTTAGGAGATTTACAAATGATGATGATTCCATATTTGCAATTATGTTATATCTACATAGAAAAGGATATTCCTATGACCAAATTATAAATAAAATTAAAAACAGTACCGCAATAGTTCTTGGTTACGACAACGAAGAACGTGTTTTAGAAACGTGTGGTGATTGTGAGGGAAGTGGTCGTGAAGAATGTACAATTTGTGGTGGTAGTGGAACAGTTGAATGTAATGATTGTGATGGAACAGGAGAAGTGTCGGGTGAGCCTTGCGACTCGTGTCAAGGCGGAGGTGAATTTGATTGTGACGAATGTGATGGAGACGGTTATATTGAATGTCGTGAATGTGAGGGTGGTGGTGATGTCGAAAACCCCGACAAAACTAAATTTACAACAGTTACTTATCTAACCTTTAATCCTGTGGTTGCCAATTATTTTAGAGAAAATTTAAATGGTAGCGTTCCCGAAATTTCAAACTCAACTTTTGATAAATTACATAAATTGGATGAAAGTGATTTTGAAGTTGAATTACAAAGTAATTATAAAAGGGTGTCCAATTATGTTATTGAGGTAACTTCAGACCCTGAGGAATTAATTGAATTTATTTCGGACGCAAAAAACCAAATTGAAAATAACTACTTATGGACTTTAACGGTATAGTAAAATTTTTAAAATCCCGAGGTGGATACCCTAACCCAAATATGAATTTATATTTGGAGATGTTTGACATGACTCAATCAGAGTTTCTCATGTCCATGCACAAATCTTTAGGTGAAGAAGGTACCAAAACATTATTAACTAAATCAATCAAAAAATTAACTAAAGATGGACCATTTAAAATTGAAATAGACAGTTTAGAGGTTGGGTCATACGTTGAGTTAGATTTTAAAAATTCATCTGTTTATGTTGAAGAAATTAATGATGAAAGATATGCCACAGTATTAATAGAAAATTGGGACATACCAAATTCAAGTATAATTTACTTACATATAAATGACGATGGTGAAGAAGAGATGAAATATTTTGACATTGATGGTTTATTAGATTTTTTATGGGATGAAAACCCGTACGACTACTCCGACGCATTAAATGAATGGGTATCATTTATTGCAAAACAAATTAGTTCATATATGGGAACCCCAATAGGATTGGCTGATAGAGCAAATAGAGCAAAAGAATAAAAAAGGTCAGCCGAAACTGACCTTTTCTTTTGGGACTGACCGAATGACAGTCAATCACTCCACCACCTGACATTATGTCAGGAAATTATTTGGTAACTAAAGCTTCCACCTTAGATTTCATATGTTCTGACAAACTAAGTTCACCAACTGTTGGTGTAACCAAGGAAGTCAAAACAATAGAATCAACCAAATACTTGTAAGGAATGTGAACCAAGAAGTCGGTACCATTGAAGAAATCTAAATCTCCTTTGAGTTCCAAACAACCGTGAACCATCTTCAAAAACAACTTAAACTGAACACCATCAACAAAGGTTTCATTCAAGAGGGTTCCGAACTTCTCGTTCTCAATCCGAATATTGTATGTAAAATTTATTTTCATATCTGTTGTTTAACACTACAAATATAAAAAGAACTTTCCATATAAACAAAAAAACCCGAAGATTTTTTTCTTCGGGTTTTGGCACTTAGGTTGAGAATACACCTTTGATTGAGAATCTTTAGGAACATTATTGTTTCTTTCCGTTTCCACTATCTTTTGAATAGTAATTCTCAGTGACGGTTCCTTAGGGGTACCACTCCTTGAGTTGTAGCTTACTCTCTTTTTACTTATTACTCTCCGAGGTTGCCACCCCAGTGAATCCTTGCGGGATTAGAGAACGTTCTCAAGAATCGTGTGGGTCTTGGAAACCCACAACGGCAATGAACATCTCATTACTATGTAGTCACCTTTCACCTACAACTGACGGACACTTTTCCTTTGTCTTTTAGTATTTGCATACCTATAAAATGCAAAGTTTGTTGTTTGTGGATGGATGAAAGTAGTGGTCCGCCGACCAGCCAAGCCATCTTTTGAACGACTCGATACTATACTACTCTCTGAGATATCCCTACCTCAACACTTCAAGACTACTTCGTGACTTATGTCTTGGTAGACAATGGTCAAGGATGATTTCGGCACCACCCGTTTGTCATCATACCTTTCGGTTTTAAGTATCCTTTGATATTGAATCCCGCAGTTATAAGGTTGGATTACCCTATTTCCCACAACAATTCTACGAGTTATTCTTATTGTTCTTCCGAACTCAACCCAACGACCCACATCGCTGAGTCATATTTCCATTTCATCTACAGTGTCACCCTCGATTACTTAGGACTTATGATATCCCGCTTGCCTACTCGAGTTAATAAAACCGAAGTTTTAAAAACCGCAATCTCTTTTAAACTTGAGAGACCACTTTATCCCACTTTCGTGGTTTATTTATCGACCATAGGCGGCCGATTATCTTTTCTCAGTATTTTCTCAAAATCAACCCAAGGGTCTCATCATCAACATACTGATGGAATAATCAATAATTTAAAGAACGTTTCAGTTTCCTGATTTGTTATACAAAGATACAACAGTTTTTCATTCTGTCAAGCACCTTCGTGTTTTTTTTGTAGCGGGAGAGGGAATCGAACCCCCGACCTCAAGGTTATGAGCCTTGCGAGCTACCGCTGCTACTATCCCGCGATTTATTTTTAAGAACGTTCCCCGAAAAAAAGTCCCACAACTTATTGTATTCTCTCGAACACTCGTTGTAGGACTGTGAATTGAGGATTTAACTCCTCTTCTTCCGAGTGTCTCACAAAGATAAAACAATTTTTTCAAATTGTCAAAAGGGCTAAGTGAAACTTTTTTGTGGGGTGTTTCTACCTTTCGGTGGAGATTATAAATATAGACATACTATTGAAAAGTTCAATCTTTTTCAAAAATATTTTGTAAAATTGTTTTCAAATATACTCCTGTATCCATATTATTGACTTTATCCAAACCAAAATACCCACATTCAGTGTGTTCATGTCCATCTTGAGCGGTTTCAAGGTTAGGGTACATATACTCATGGGTATTCAACAAATAAACATACATCATACCTTTTATACTACCGTCAGTCTTTTTCTTTTTTGGTAGTATACCCACAAAATCTAAATCGTAGTTATCTATGTTAATATCGGTCTCTTCGTAAAACTCTCTGTACGCAGCTTCTTTAGTTGATTCATCTTTTTCAACGTGTCCTGAAGGAATAGACCACATATTAGGGTAAGATGACTTACCGTTTCTTTTACACAATAAGCATTCACCGTTAACTTTAACGACCACACCACTCAACCTTTTATACTTTTCCATATTTATAAATAATCATGAAAGTTAAAATAGGCGATAACACCTTTACTGTAAAGGTTATGGACGATTACCGTAAACGTGCTGAAGGTATGATGAACAAAACTTTTAACGAATATTTTAACGGTATGTTGTTTCTGATGACCGACCACACCAATTGTTTTTGGATGAAAAATTGTATAATACCTTTAGATATTATCTACATTGACAACCAAATCATATCAAAGGTTCACCACAATTGCCCACCATGTGTTGATGAAGACTGTGAGAACTACTGTGGTAGAGGTTATCTTATATTAGAAGTTGAAGGGGGTACTTGTAAGAATCTTGGTATCAAAAAAGGGGACTCTGTTAAGTTTCTTATTAATTAACCTTCCTTTTTACTTTCCTGAATTTTTTCCTTTAAGACTTTAAAGAACTCTTGTCCAATCATCTTGACAAATTTGATGTACGGTGCATCATCTCTTTCAGGGTCATATCTATATGGTCCTGATGGTGGTCTTTTGGCCCTACCCAAATAATTAAGTCCTGAAATGTTGGTAATACATTTGTGTCCACCTGAATTGGCTTGAATCAAATCCCAAGCATTTACACCAATCTTATCCAACAATTCCATTTCAGGTTCACTTAACTCTGAGAATGGTTTGTCAATGATTGTTTTTAAATTATCTAATATTTGTTCTCCATTATCCATCATCATAATATTACCACCATAAATGGCGTCAAAATCTTTGAATGTGAATCCAACCGATTCCGCACCCATACCTGATTCTGCAATATACTTGATTGTTGATAATGGAATTGTTCTATCTTGAAGTTGTGCTTTCCACTTATTCAAAACCTCGTCTTTAACTTCTCCAAGATTTACACCTTTGAGCTCTCTATCTTTTTTAAATGGATTACAAGACGCTTGTACCAAACCTAAAGGCCACATGATAATTAAAAAGTCCGCATCAGGATTGTTTCTAAAAGGCGTATATCTATCGTAAGAACCAGTACCTTTCAAAGTTCCCATACCATACTGAAGAATGATTCCATCTTCAACTTTCACATTTCGGTGATTCGCCATTGAGTCCATATAATCTTTGGCATTTCTTTGGAGTCTTTCAGGAGTCTCACGAGTGTTTTCACTCATCCAAGTTTTAATATTATTAAGGATTGAATAAAGTGACGGCTCAGAGTCCATCACCAAACTCTCTAAGAAACCTTTTTTGTTTTTAAACGCCAAGAGTAATTTGTTAGTTACTAAACCTAATAACATTTTATTTTTTGCCAGACCTTTCTCTTTATCTAATCTAAAAAGAAAATTAACAACTTCTTTTGTTGTTAAATCATGTTTTGCAAAGTCAGCCGAGTCAACTGTAGAAATCAAAAGAATGTCTGAACTTGGGAACAATTCTTTTGGTGAGATAATCTGAGAAATTGTTTCAACATTTGAACGAGCTTGTCTGAATGATTTTGAAGCATCCTTTTCAGCACCAACTTGAGTATCGTGGTGGTCTGTGTGAATGACAAACATCGGTTTACCGTGAGCAAAGTCTACTAACACAGGCATCACATCACCACTAGCATCAGGTTTCTTTACCGCAAACTCTTTCTCACCATATTGGATAACCTCAGAATCCACAACATCAATACCATTGTCTTCAAGGTATTTCTTCATCGCAATTGCTGTGGTAACACCATCTAAATCTTGGTGAAAATATATTTTAGCCTTTGGGTATCTTTTCGCCAAAGCTTTAATATCACGTAAACCTGATTCTTTGATAATCTTTTTCATTAGTCCCAACCAAAGTAATGTACAATTTTATCAAATAAATCGCCATAATCAGAAACACATTGTTTAAATATTAATTTATCCTTATCAGGCATCGCATCCATGGTATCTTCTCCCCAAACACCATCAACAGGATAAACATTAATCATTGATTGGTATTTGGCAACTGCCTGAGCACTTTTTGATTTTGGATAGTTACCGATTGAACCGTCAATTTTTAATGGTTGACCGGCATCATCTTTAACACCTTTTTTATTTAAGAAACATTGGATTGCACTATTGTAGTTGTATCTGTCAATAGTAGTCATACCACTATTCAAATCTTCTTTTAAATACTGTCTTGAAGTCGCACCAATGTGCATTCCAAGAATTCTATTTTTTTCTTCTTCAGTTATTACAAACTTTTTCATATTAATATTTGAGAGTTAATAAATATTTTAATTTGTTAATTGATAACAACATTTCATCTCTAATATTCAATAAATCAGTATCCACTTTTGAATCTAAACCTTCAGTCATAGATAATAAAAATTCACAGATACCATCAATGAAATTTTGCATTGATAGTTTATCAATGTCTTGAAACATGATAGAAAATTCTTCAGGGAATTTTGGTCTTCCGTACTTTCCCATCATACCTTCAACGAAGTCGTCAATTAAATCACCTAATCTATCATATACCTTACCATATGCTTTATGTTTAGCGTCAAACGTAGTTTGCCAATGTAAAAATCTAAATTGATTTTGAACTTGGACTAATTTTAAAATATATTCTTCTTTCATTATACTGGACTCATTAATTTTGTTAATGCTGACGTAATCGGCGACATGGATATTTTTTCACCCACAGCAACTAAACTCTGTGGTGATACTTGAGTTGTTGTAGTTCCACCCAACTCAGTTTTTAAGGCTTCTTGACCCTCAGGAGTTGATTCATACTGTTTCATTGCCGCTAACATCTGTTCCTCACCCATCATACCTGAAAGTTCTTCAGGTCCAACAAAATTTCCAACACCCAATTTATCTAAAAACCCAAGATAGAATTTTGTTTGACCCATTAGTACTCTTGTTCTTAAAGAACTTTTCCCAAACAGGTCAGAAAATCTACCTAAACCAAGACCACCCCCATAAAGGAATCTTTGGAGGATATTTGGTTTACCTAATATTGCTGGGTCCATAAACTTTTCTCTTTTCAAAGCTGTTTCCAAACCTTGAACCAATTTCATTTGTTCTTGTGGTGTTTTATTTACCATTAAACGTCTAACACCCATGGACCTTCTTGACGCACTACTGAATAAGTTTACCCAACTTTGTAGAGTCTTTTTAAACCCTGATAATAATCCTCCCATATTTGGAATTTTATCAATTACTGTGTCAACTCTTGAAGTCCAATTTTGAGCGGTTTTAAATAATATGTTTGCAGGTCCTTCAACTTTTTCTAACATCTTAAGATTCTTGAGAGCCAATTCAGTATTACCAGCATTAATGGCTTTTTCAGCATTTCTAAGGTACTTAGTCCCTTGACTTCCGGCTTTCATGGTTCCTATAGCAGTTTTACCAACCACATCACCAATATATGGTACTGCGGATATTAAAGACAAAAACGCAAATAGGGTGTCACCTTGTTTATAATAAGAAATGGCATTTACAAAGTCAGTAATTCCTGTTGGGTCAACAATACCAACAACATCCAAAACAGTATTCAACCAATAAGCTTCATTAAGGTTTTGTTTCAACCCTTCAAGTTGATTTTCAGTTATCAAAATTTGACTCATGATTTTTTAAATAAAAATATCTACTTATAAATACTATGATACAACTTAATATAAAGGTTGGTGACACAATTTTGATAGGTAGATTCAAAAATAAAAAGGTGATAGTAAAAACTATCACCCTTGACCAACATGGTTTACCATTGGTAAACGGAAAACCAATTTGTAATTTTCGTTACTCAAAAGAGTAGAACAGTTGGATTAAACCACCTCAATTGGTTTTTCAGGAAATTCTATAACCTGTTGTCTTTTTTGTTGAACAAAAAACCCAACCCTTTCATTAGCCACTTTGGAGTAGTTAGAACTGATTTCAATACCAATCCAACGACGGTCTAAAGTCTCGGCAGCAACCATACTTGTACCTGAACCAGCAAACGGGTCAAGGACAATATCATTCTTATATGTGAGAATCTTAATTGCCTTGGTTGGGATATCCATTGAGAAGGTCGCCTTTGTCAATGAACGAGTATCGGCAAAATAATTCCACTGTCCAAATACCAAATCAATAAACTCACGTTTCTGTTGTTCGGTATACATCATCTTGGGTCTCATGTTACCGTCTTTACCTTCAACCTCACCCATCTCACCAACCCATTCAGGTTGTCCTTTAACAATCTTAATATGTTTCTTCTTATACGCCAAGATAACACATTCCTTTGGATTGTAGATGTAAGGTGCCGAGGGACTCATCCATGACCCCCAAGCTGTGGTACGACTTCTGTGTGGTGATTCTTCTTCAAGGTCCACAACTCCGAAGAACTTGTAACCAATCTGTTTCATAATTTGCCATACCTCACTCAACATGAAGATTCTTCCACCCTTGGCTTGTCGGTTAATCTCATACGGGATATTCAAAGCAATCCTGCCGTCATCTTTCAACACACGGTATGCTTGTTCCATCCAGGAATATGTAAATTTAACATATTCCTCCCAAACCATATCATCATCGTGAACATCATATTCAATCCCGACACCATATGGTGGTGATGTCACAATCAAATCTACAGACCCTTCTTCCATGGTCTTCATCACTTCAATACAATCTCCGTTTACTATTTTTCCTAAATAATTTTCTGTCATTTTAATATATTGTTACTTTGTGGTCTCTTACAATAATAGGATTTTCTGTTTCAAATTCCAACCATGCTTGACCACCGTCTAAGAATGTTTTTGTTTTAACCGATACCTGAAATTCAAGACACCTGATTGTAAGTTTTTTATCCTCGGATTGTATTACCCAACCGACTTCCATGGAACCTGTCGCAGCCAATCTGTACTTCATCACTCAATAACCAAACAACAATCTTCAATGGTAATTTTTTTAGCATTACAAGTAATATGACCTGTTTCTCTACCATCATCTCTATACCCGCTAGAAGAGTTTATCTGACACAGAAATTCTATTGAATCAACTTTTAAAAGTTGTTTATCAATAAACACTTTCCATGGTCTGTCTCCGTTTTTGTGGTTTGAATTATATCGTACCTCAACCAACATTTTCTAAATTATCAATCTTCCTTTGAAGATACCAAAGAGCTTTTTTTAAGTCTTGTAATTCTTTATCACTACCTTTCTTACCAGCCCTTGAGATATACTTCACCGTATTCCCAAGATGGAAGTCAAGTTCCCAAGCCTCAATTACTTTGATGGCCTCATACATATTATCCTCACCCCCATAATGAACCGGGTGGTTTACCATTTCATTTAATGACATATTATCTTAAAGTAATGTAATAATTTTTTAGTTTAATTGATTTTTTGTATCCGTTCCTAACAGAAAACAAAGGGTTTTTAGTCCAACATATTTTGTATGAAAAGATTCCTATCCACCCATTTTCTTCTGACCTAACCAAAGAAAAGATATATTTCTTTCCCCAAGTCAAATGAATCTCATTGATAAATTTATTCTTGAGTCGATATAGTTTTAATGACATAATATTTTGAAGCTAATGGAGTTTCAATTATTAGACCCTGTGATACAAGGTCTTCCAAATACTTTTCTGTAGTCTCCAAGTCCTCCTTCAAAATATATCGTGAGATGTACGATATGTGAAGGGGTCTCCGTAGTTTTAAAAGGAGACTATTTAGTTTTTTTTCGTCCATAAGATTTCTTCTCTACTTCTTTTGATTTCTTTTTCTTTGGCTCCTCCATCACAACCTCTTTCTCACCTGTTGAACCTTTAAACTCAGACTTGGAGATGTAATTCCAATATCCTGTTGATACTCTACGCTCAGCGTCTTTGTCTACAACACGCAGCATGTGACCCTCTTTGTAAGGTCCTGTTGATTTTATCGCTTTAATACATTTCATAAAAATAAATTTTGGTTTTGTTTTTTAAGTGTGGAAAAGATTTGAGATTCATCGTGACCCTGTTGAAATAAATTAAAAACATCAGATGATATGGTATCCATAAAAATAAAAGCATCCACCCTCGGAGAGAACAGAGTCTTTAAATCGGAATTTTCCAAATGAACTTTTACCGTCTTTTGGTCTACGAATCGTTTTGTGAATCCCATGAGACAATATTAGGAAATAATTTTTAGACTGTCAAACGATTCCCAATCTTCTTTTGGAACACTTTGAAGGATATATGCCAATAGTTTTCTCTTTAACATCGGAACCAAAGTCTGTTCAAATGGGAAGTTTTCATTGGTCTCTACCTCAAATATCGGTAACTTGGTGAAATCTACCAAGTCCTTCCACGATGTCGCATCTTTTACTAACGTGGTAACTCGTTGACCTTGGGGGTCACCACTCCATACCATATCAAAATAAATCTTGGCGTCTGATTTGGTTCTCTTCATCTTTCTAATTGAATACTCCCACAAAAATACTTGTTTCTTACTTTTGTTGGGGTAATAGATGTATCCGTGACCAAACCCCATATTGTCTTTGTTTTTCTTTAGATTGATTGCTGTTGATTCATATACTATGGACCAAATGGACTTTCCAATATTAAAAGTGTCCATCAATCTGTTACCAGAAAAAACCAATGTCTTTTCTAACTCACTGAAATCACTGTCTTGTAGTTCGGGTAACTTAAGTGGTTGAAGTTCTTTCAAGAGAATCTCATCATCACAAGATTCAAATTTCTTTTTTGTTTGTAGTAACCTTTTTTCTTTAACTAAAGATTGAACATTCGCTAAGTGAAGTGCCAACTCAACAAAATCAGGATAAATTTTAAACTCGTCAAAATTTTCCTCACATTTTTGAATGTAATTAAGTAAGGTATATTTGTTATACTCAAAATCTATTGGTTGCGAGAGCATCCAATCAGGATTTAATTTAAATGATTTTTTCTTCCTCGCCATTTACATAAGAATAAAACACCATTTTATTTATTCAACTCTTATGATAAAATAAAGAACACCCTCTACTTTTTGTTCATCAACTTTGCCATCATAATGAGACATTATCTCATAACCATCACTATCAATCCACCCTTCAATTAACTCATCTTCATTAATAAAGTTTGAAAGTTCTAAATCCCATTCCCTAATAAAACTTAAACTATCGTCCATAACATCATTTACCCTCTCCTCAATTATTTGGTTAATTAAATCATCAGGAAAATCACCTTCAGGACTTTCTTCTATTTCTTCTATCTTTTGCTCAAACTCATAGATGGCATTATCTTCCAATTGGGATATTTTATTTTCAAATACCCCACGTAATTCTCTTGGCGACTTTTCCATTAATTGTTGCAAATTAACAATCTCACCCTTAACTTTTTCAATCTGATAATTTAAATACTTTATTTCATTATCTTGAACATATGAAGTTTCTCTCTGTGACTCGTCCAACCAACTTTCAGGGTCTTGGTAAATCAAATCATTGTACATGTCCTCAGCATATCTTTGAACACTATCATCATCAATATAATTTTCAAGAAAACTTTTTGAGAAAAAATTTATACCCTCACTTTCAATAATTTGTTTGGCGTATTCCTCAGCAGACCACTTTAATTCTCTTTCATTACCTATTGCATATTGGCTATTGTCCCATGAAGTTTCAAAAATTTCCATATTACTATAGAATTCTTCATTTTTTGGGGTAATATCGTACACATCGTAATAATCATCAAACTCAGATAACTCTTCATCAATTTGTTCTAACTGTTGTTGTAAACTAGTCTTTAACCCTTGAGTGTCATTCTGTATTTCATCCTCAATTTGACTTTTTCTTAACTCAAGTTGTTTTTTTCTTTCTTTACCTTCTTCATCCAATGCATTTATCTCATTACTATACACCAAATGGTCAAATAAAGCATGTGCCATTAATCCTTCTTTGGGACAATCAGGTCCTAATTTCCACAGGTCCTTCTCTCTTCTTAATTCTGCACTGATATTATTTACTTCTGAACTCATTACAATTGATAAATATTAGGATATGTTTATATTTATAATCAATAAACCTTTAATTTAAATAAAGTCATGGGATGCGGTTGTAAAAACAAAAACAACACTAACACAAATCAGATTCAAGCGCCAGTGGTTAAACCCCAGGCTCAACCTGTTAATGAAAACATCAAAGATGCCATTAAAAGAACAGTAGAAAAGTATTACGTAAAGAAATAAACTAATCTGAGATGTTTTTTAGTGAAGGGTGGAGAAATCTACCCTTTTTTTGTATTTATAAAAATATGGCACTTATTGATTTAGCAATTAAAGATTTCAACGAGGGTGATTACGACCTAATTGAAACAGCATTTAATGGCGATATATTCTCATTCTTTAATTATGCTGATAAAAGAGGTAAATTTGATGAAATTATTGCCGATGATTATAATCACAACGATTATGAAAACGATTACACTCTGTGGGTTTCTAATAACAAACCAGAAATTTTCCGTAAACTTATTGAAGACAAATTATCCGATGTGAAATACATTGATGGTAAATGGTATTTTATAACATCTGATAGGGGAGATTTATCCAAACTTTATTGTGACAGTAGAGATATTAGTCGTGAAACAATAGAATCTATATTGTCAGGAGAATATGATAGTTCTGATTATTGGGATTCAGGAATAGATGTCTATGACAACGTAATTGATGATTTAAATGACCAAAACAAACAAACTTTAATTGAAAAATTATTAGAGGAATTGAAAGATGAAAGAATTACACCGTCAACAGATTTATTAGAAGAAATTGCATCGTCACAAGGTCATGATGAATATGTATCTTTAGATACTGAAACATTAAATAGAATAATAGATGATAAAGATTCTATAAAAGAAATCCTACCCGATGATTTAGACAGTGAGTTAATAAGTTTATATTGGAGTGCATATAATGCCGCATATGAAGATGAACTCTACAAATCTATTTGGGGTGAACTTGATTCTATATTTGAAGGTAATGGTGAATGGACTCAAACACCATCCCCTTTTGATAAAAATAAATTTATCCAAGCATTTAAAATACCTTTTATTAATTTGGAATCAATTGTAAAAGATTATCTTGAGGATAATCTTAGATATAGAGATAGAACCTTGGAGTATTGGGGTAACATCATTGATATAATAGATGATACTCATGAGTGTTTAAGAGTTAGAGTCCCTGAATATGCAGATTGGACTGATACTAAAGAAAATATTAATTCTCTTTACAACGATTACATTTCTTAAAGTAATCTTTTTTCTTTCGCCTTTACTACAAGTTTTTGAGCTCTGTCTTCAATTGAGTTAATAATAACTTCTTGCTCTTTTAAAGCTTCAATACACACGGCAATCATCTCTTTGTATTTCATGGTGTAGTGTTTTTCTTCACTACCAGATACAAGTTCAGGGAAATATGGTAAAACTTCTTGAGCAATAAAACCAATGTTTTTATGTCCAAGTTTTTCTTTATCATCCCAATTATAATAGAATTCAACACCACGAATTTTAATTAAATTTTCAAGTGCAGATTCAATAGGTTCAATGTTTGTCTTTAATCTAATGTCGGATGGTCCTGTAGGTCCTGTAGCACCTTGTGCACCCGTATTACCCGTGGCTCCTTGTGCTCCTGTAGCACCTTGAGCACCAAAAGTAGAACCTGCCTTTCCTTGAGCACCTGTAGGTCCTTGAGCACCACCTGCACCAGGTCCTTGAGCACCTGTTGCACCTTGGGAACCTGTAGGTGCGGTACCTGGAAAACCTTGAGCACCTTGAGCACCCGCACCTTCAGAAGGAAAACCTTGAGCACCTTGTGTACCAACCGCACCTTGAGCACCTTGTCCTCCTTGTGGTCCTTGAGCACCTTGTGGTCCTTGAGTTCCTTGTCCACCCGCAGCACCTGTTGAGCCACCTCCACCCTGAGAACCTTGTCCTCCTTGAGTACCCTGAGCACCTTGTCCTCCCTGAGCTCCTTGTGAACCTTGTCCTCCTTGAGTACCTTGAGCACCTTGACCTCCTTGAGAACCTTGTGAACCTTGAGCACCTGTAGAGCCACCTCCACCTTGCGAACCTTGTCCTCCCTGAGCTCCTTGTGAACCTGTAGCACCTCCACCACCAGCACCACCTTGCGAACCTTGTCCTCCTTGAGCTCCTTGTGAACCTGTTGCACCTCCACCGCCAGTTCCTCCTTGAGCACCTTGTCCTCCTGTTGGTCCTGTGGCACCTTTACCTCCTTGTGAACCTTGTCCTCCTTGTGAACCTTGTCCTCCTGTTGGTCCTGTGTCACCTTTACCTCCTTGTGAACCTTGTCCTCCTTGTGAACCTTGTCCTCCTGTAGACCCCTGAGCACCTTGAGCACCTTGTCCTCCTTGTGAACCTTGAGCACCTTTACCACCTTGAGAACCTTGAGAACCTGTAGCACCTCCACCACCAGTCCCACCTTGAGAACCTTGACCTCCTTGTGAACCTTGTGAACCTTGAGCACCTGTGGAACCACCTCCACCTTGAGAACCTTGACCTCCTTGTGAACCTTGAGCACCACCTCCACCTTGAGAACCTTGACCTCCTTGAGTTCCTTGTCCTCCTTGAGAACCTTGTCCTCCTTGTCCTCCTTGAGTACCTTGTGAACCTTGAGCACCCTGACTACCAACACCACCTATCGAACCTTGAGCTCCCTGACCACCTTGAGTACCTTGGAAACCTTGTCCTCCTTGAGCCCCTTGATTACCTGTTGCTCCTTGTGAACCGGTCGCTCCTTGGAAACCTTGTCCACCCTGAGCTCCTTGGGAACCAACCGCACCTTGAGAACCTTGTCCTCCTTGAGAACCTTGTCCTCCTTGTGAACCGACCGCTCCTTGCGAACCTTGCCCTCCTTGAACACCCTGAGCACCTTGTCCTCCTTGAGAACCTGTAGCACCTTGAGAACCCTGTCCTCCTTGAGTACCCTGAGCACCTTGTCCTCCTTGAGAACCTTGTGAACCAACCGCACCTTGTGAACCTTGAGCTCCCTGTACTCCTTGACCTCCTTGAGCACCTTGACCTCCTTGAGCACCTTGACCTCCTTGAGAACCTTGAACTCCTTGACCCCCTTGAGCTCCTTGTGAACCTATATTACCTTGAGTTCCTTGAGTTCCTTGAGCTCCTTGTCCTCCTTGAGAACCTACAGGACCTTGAGCACCTTGTCCTCCCTGAGTTCCCTGAACACCTTGACCTCCTTGAGAACCTTGTGAACCTATATTACCTTGAGCACCCTGTCCTCCTTGAGCACCCTGTCCTCCTTGAGAACCTTGTCCTCCTTGTCCTCCTTGAGTACCTTGTGAACCTTGAGCCCCTTGACCTCCTTGAGCCCCAAGTGAACCAAGACTACCTTGTGAACCTTGACCTCCTTGAGTACCCTGTCCTCCTTGAGCGCCAACAGCTCCTTGTGAACCTTGACCTCCTTGAGTACCTTGAGCACCTTGTCCTCCTTGAGCACCTTGAGCTCCAATAGAACCTTGAGCTCCAATAGCACCTTGCGAACCTTGTCCCCCTTGAGCACCTTGATTACCTGTTGCTCCTTGTGAACCAACCGCACCTTGAGCACCTTGTCCCCCTTGAGCACCTTGATTACCTGTTGCTCCTTGTGAACCAACCGCACCTTGTGAACCTTGTCCTCCCTGAGTACCTTGTGAACCTGTATTACCTTGAGCTCCAATAGGACCTTGAACACCCTGAGCGCCTTTAGCTCCTACATTACCTTGACTTCCTTGGCTTCCTTGACCTCCTTGAGCACCTTGACCTCCTTGAGCACCTTGCGAACCTACAGGACCTAAAAATCCTTGAGAACCTTGAGCGCCATCCGCACCTACCGAACCTTGAGCACCTATACTACCTTGAGAACCTTGAGCACCCTGAGCTCCTTGTCCTCCTTGAGAACCTTGTGAACCTATATTACCCTGAGAACCTTGAGCACCCTGAGCTCCTTGTCCCCCTTGTGAACCCTGTCCTCCCTGAGTACCTTGTGCTCCTTGAGTACCTTGTGAACCCTGTCCTCCCTGAGTACCTTGTGAACCTACACTACCAACAGCACCTTGTGAACCTTGTCCCCCTTGAGAACCCTGTCCTCCTTGAGTACCTTGTGAACCTTGAGGTCCTTTTCCACCTTGAGCACCTTGTCCTCCTTGAGAACCAACATTACCTGTTGCACCTTGTGAACCAACATTACCTTGAGCACCTTTACCACCTTGAGAACCCTGAGCTCCCGCAGCACCTTGAGAACCCTGAGCTCCCGCAGCACCCTGAGCTCCTGTTGGTCCGGTATTTGCTGTACCCGTCCAAAGAGCATTATTAACTACCGTACCTGCAGTTGTTGCAATAGTACTAAAAACATAAAGATTGTTAAAAAACAACCTAAATTTAGGTGAGGTATTAATAACTTTAAAATAAACAGTAGTACTGACTTTCCAATCAAGTACAGCACTGGAGTAAACCCAAGTTGCCTTAGTATTATTTGTATCATACAACTCAACAGTTGCACTACCTGGTAATATAATGATATCCTTAGCCACCTATTTTTGTACTTAAATCTTTAAGAAAATTATTCAACACTTCAACTCTTTTTTGGTTTTCAATTAATGCTGATACACCAACCGAAACCAATAGTTCATATTGTAAATTCTTATAACCATATTTATCTGTCCAAACTAAATCTGGATATTTTTCTTCAATTTCTTGAGCAATAAATCCAAGGTTCGCACCTGTAATTAGGTA